GCATTGATTGCTCTTTGATGTTAAAGTCATCGAGTACAAGATCCTTACCGACCTCTTCGATATACTTCTTGAGTAACTCCATACCTTAGATTAAATACTAATATGGAAAAATCAACTAGTAAGTTTGCTAAGTACTTCTACAAGGTTATTGAAGAAGATATGACAGCTGCTGGTGCTGCAGGTGCTCTTGGACCTGAAGCTAGTGGTAACTTCCATCCAAATGCTTCTACTTCTACCGATTCTTATGCTCCAGGTGATGCAAGAGTACCTAAAGCTCTTGGTAAGGTACAAAGACGTGCTGATGTTGATCCAAAGAAGAAGAAAAAGAAGAAGAAGAAGGCTAAAAAGACAAAACCTGTCTTTCATGAACCAATTAAGGAGGCATAATGGATTTAGGTCACTGGACATGTGACGAACAATGGGAAGAACTCCCATTTGGCTTCGTATATTTGATTACCAACACGGTAACCGGTATGAAGTACATTGGAAAGAAGCAAATTGAGAAGAGAACCAAGAGACCTCCACTAAAAGGTAAGAAGCGCAAGAGAATCATTGTAGGAGAGTCGGATTGGAAGACATATACTGGGTCTTCTGATAGATTAAACGCAGATATTGCGGAATTAGGTAAGGATAAGTTCAAATTTGAGATAATTTACAGTTGTGGCACTAAAAGTGAGCTGGCTTACATGGAAACCCTCTACCAATTTCAGTCTGAAGTGTTAATACGTGAGGATTACTACAATGGCATAATGAATTGCCGTATTGGTCGTGTAAAGTTCACTAAAAAACCACCAAAGTTGTTGCTTTCGTAGTGAAGGTGAGCTATAATAGTGTAGTTGCCCCCCAAAAGTATACTAAAAAGTAAATATACTTATACAAACTTCACCTAAAATGTTAGACTCTCCTACAAATCTTAATCAACCTAAGCTTAGGAGCTATTTTGACATAGAGAATAATGTAGAGTACATTAATCTTGGACCTTATCTTGATGATTCATTTAGATCCTATCAATATTACGTAACTGAGAATGAGTTGCATAATATATCTCAAAAAGAAAAGAATCAATTAGGTACACATTTTATTTTAAATCAGATTCTTATTATTTGTCAGATGTCAAAGCGTAAGAAGTGCTTCTATTATGAGTTGAAAGAAGAATATACTATTGAAAAGGTTCTTATTGAACGTATTTTTAAGGTACTACCATCTAAGATTATCTATGGTGAGGTTGATTTTGAAGAGTTTATTCAGGAGCAGCGTGAGTTTCAAGCTTATACTCCCATTGATACTAGTAAGATTTCATGGAAGAAGTTCAAAGAGTTCTTGAAGAAGAACAACCTTACCATGATTGAGAATAAATTTACCAAAGATATTAATGTAAAGCTGAGCCTTTTGCATTAAATATTGGTATGTCCAAATTTCTTAGTCTTGTAGAAGAGAACACCCCACTTGATACCTCCGAGGTTGACGAGTTTACCAAAGAAGGTTTAGAACAGCTTGAAGGGTATATGGCTCAAGTTGAACTTAATCTTGGTTATGCTGGTGAATTACTTGTTGACCTTAATGATCCTATTGTTGAAAAGAGAGCTGGTGAGCTTGGTGCTAAGATTCAAAAAGATTTGCACAACTTTATGGACAACTTTGGTGGTACATCTGTTGAGGATTCTGAAATAGAAGAAATGCCTGCTGAAGATTATGAGTTTACAGATAATGGCCGTCAGAAGAAACTTGATAAATTTAATAAAGCTTCCGGTAACATTACTGGTACATTAGCTGCTGCAGCAGAATTACGCAGCGCTGATCCAGATCCTAAGAGACCTTCCCGTGGTGTTCAGAAGATTAACAAAGAGGTTGATAAAATGGGTAGGGCAGTTGCCAAGAACATTGCTCGTGTAACTAAAATGATCAAATAATATGAAAACAGAAAAACTTTTTAAATACTACAATTCCTTTCTTAACGAAAATGTTGAGGGTGGAGAACCTGATGCTACAGACGTTGCAGAAATGCCTGCTGATGCAATGGCACCTGATCCATCTGAAATGACATCAGAGGGTGAGAAGGTTATTGTCGAGCTTCTTGTTCAAGCATTCTTACACGAGCCACCATCTGATGATGCTGCTATTGCTAAAGAGCTTCAAGCTGACATCGAAACAGATCCTAAGGTTGTTATTGCAAAGATCAGAAACCTCCTTCAGATGAGTGAAGGGGATATGAAAGAGACACTTGCACAAGCGTAAGGAACTCTTATATATTGGTGATTATGAGATTGGAAGATATCTACAGTAAGCAAATCCTCAATGAAGAGGTTGAAGTCGTATTCACCACAGCTGATGGTAAGAAGGAAACATTCACGTTGGATGACTCTTATGGTAAGGTTGTAGCAAGACAACTTAGATTGAATCAAGATCCTGGCTTTGATGAAAACATTGTATCTATCTTTACTCAAGGTGATTGGGTAAGTAAAGGTAAGGATCAAAAGAATGCTAAAAACAAATATAAGGAGATTGTTACTAAGTCTCAATATGATGAAGGTGTGTCTTTAACTGACTACCTTGCTAATAATAAAGAGACACTTCTTAAGCTTTCAGATTGCCCAGTTGGTAGAGTATTTAACTTTGCTCAAGCCATCGCAAGTAAGCTTCCAAGTGAGCTTGTAAATGAAGACTTGAATGTGTTTATTCAGAATGTTCATTTAAATGTTATTCCAAAGGCTTCAACTGGAGTTGGTCTTGGTGAGTCTACCTTTTCAATATTTGGTACTGCTGCAAAAGGTACTAGTGGTGACCTTCAATGGGATGGTAGTGAGGTAGAGATTAAGACTAATGGACCTAATAAAGGTTCAGGTGCTATCTTAGGTGGTGATGGATACATTAACAAGATTACAGATAGACTTGAAGCAAAGTCTGATTATGTTAACCTTAATGCTAACACATACGAGCGTTATAAAGATCAGCTCGTTGAATTAATCAACACTTATACTTCACAAGGTAAGAGCAAGCCCAAGCATTATACAACCAGTTTGTGAAGGGTTCTGATCAGCTTAAAAACATGCTTAAGAATGGTAAGATTACTGCTCTGCTTGATAATACTAAAGATGTTGAGGAGTTTATGAATACTGTATTGTCTTCCAGCTCCTTCCAACCTCTTAAGAAACAAACTGGCTCAGTTGGAGTTAATCCAGATAACCTTCTTCCGAATAGATTACTTGCTCGTATTATGTACGAGATTAAGAAAAGTAGTGAGCTTGAAACTAACTTACCAGGTCAACTAGCTTCACTGTTAGGTGCTGATGCTACTGTTGAAGATTATGTTAATGTATTCTCTGAGATGAAGACCTATGCTGATTCATCAGACATTACAGATCAGTTGAATGCATTCTTCCAGTCAAATAACTTTGCCGATTTTAATCCAAAGACAAATTATAACAACTTCCAACGATTGGTTGGTACAATTGCTATCATTTGCTATCAGGAGAAAGTTGGTTTTGACTATATTACCTCCGGTAATGATGATAATATGACAATGGCTATATTTGATACTAAGAATCCATCAATTACTAACCTATATAAACAGTTAGAAGATGTTCCTGAAGTGAGTTTTGACTTAAATATCGATACTTACGAGGGTGGATCATACAGATCACAGACAGTTATTGCTAAATCACCAAGGATCGTGCTGAAATAAAAGGAACTCCGTTATAATTAACATAGAAATGAAGAACTTCAAAGAATATTACCAAGCTCGTACATTAATTAACGAGGCTAAAGCAAATACTCACCTTACACACCTAGAAGAGCTTGTTCTCACTCAAGGTGAACGTGGATATGGCATTGCTCGTGGTATGGTTGCTGATCTTTTAAGTCATCTTCAAGGTAAATCGAAGAGAAAGGTTAATACTTCAGTCAAATGGGACGGTGCTCCTGCTATTTTCTGTGGTAAGCACCCAGAAACAGGCCGCTTCTTCGTTGGAACCAAGTCAATCTTCAATAATGAGCCTAAAATTAACTACACTGATGCAGATGTAGAGATGAATCATGGTCATGCTCCTGGTTTAGCTGATAAACTTAAGAAAGCTCTAAAGTATCTTCCTAAATTAGGTATCAAAGGTATCCTTCAAGGTGACTTTATGTTTGATTCTTCTTCTTTGAAGCCAATGATGGAAGATGGTAAGAAGCATTTGACATTCAAGCCTAATACAATTCGTTACGCTGTTGAGTCTGACTCCGAGTTGGGTAAGGAGATTGGTAACTCTGTCTTTGGAATCGTCTTCCATACTGGTTATGCTGATCTAAAATCTCCACCTCAATACAATATCTCAGTTAAGAACCTCAAAAAGGTACCTGGTGTATGGGTTGATGATGCTGTCTTTACTGATACTACCGGTACTGTTACCCTAGATCTTGATGAAGCTAAGCAAGTTAAAGATATGCTTAAGCTCGCTGACAAGGTTAAGGTTAACTACAAAGGTCTTCCTCTTGAGTTGCTCAACATTTATGCTAACTCTGAGATTAGAGAGGGTAAGTTCTTAGATGATGCTGAGACTTCATACAAAGGCTTCCTTAATTGGTTCAATGGTCGTAAGGAGAAGGCTATTGCCAAGCTTAAATCCAAGGCTGGTAAGATTAGATCAAATGAAGCCTACAGTAAGAAGATGGCTGAGATCAAAGCTGAAGAGCAGAACATCATTGCAGTGTTCAAAGTAAGTAAGTTGCTTGCTCAAGCTAAACAAATTTTCGTTAACAAGTATAACAACGCAGTATATAACACCAAGCACTTCTTAGATAGTGGTGATGGTACTCTTAAAGCTACTGCACCAGAAGGTTATGTAGCAGTATCAAGAGCGGGTGATGCAGTTAAGCTTGTTGACCGTTTGGAATTCAGCCGCGCTAACTTCAGTGATGGTCAAACCTCAACACCAATCACTAAGTAATGAAAACATTCAAAGAGTATTTCGAGAATCAAGAAGACACAGAAGCAGTAGCTCTTATGCCTGGTGGTTATAAGCCACCTACAAAGGGTCACTTCGGCGCTTTTAAATATATGCTCGAGGATGCTACAAGTGGTCTTATCGTAATTGGTAACAAGGATCGTGACGGTATTACAGCTGAGCAATCAAAAGCTATCTGGGAGATCTATGCCAAGTATATGGGTAAGCCAGTTGAAGTTGAGCTTGCTCCTATCTCTCCTGTTAAGTCAGTATATGACTATGCAGATGCTAATACAGAGAAGAAGATCATTGTAGGTGCTGGTGCCAAAGATGAAGATGTAAAGCGTTATGCTTACTTTGAGAAGAATCCTGAGAAGTATCCATTTGTTCAAGTGATTAAGATACCTATTCAAGAGGATGGTATCTCAGGAACTAAGACAAGAGCCCTTATTGCTTCTGACTTAGATAAGGCTATAGAATACTTTGTACCTAATGAGCTTTCAGAATCTGATAAAGATGCTGTAAAAGCAGTGCTCCAGGCATAAATATATGCATGAAGTCCAAACAGAACGATGCTGAGCTTATTGCTGAGGCTTATACAAATGTAGAGCCGCTTGAGGTTCAAGAAGAGATGCTTGGTGCGATCGCAGCAGGTGCAGGAGCCGCTGCTAGAGGAGCTGGTGCCGCAGCAAGGGGTGTTGGTAAAGCACTTACAAGTGAGCCAGCTAAGAAGATTTATAAAGGTGCTGGTAAAGTTGTTAAGAAGACAGCTGAGACAGCAGGTGGTGCTGCTCTCGGTGCTCTTGGTGGAGCCGCTGAAGGTGCTGCTAAGGCTGTTGGTGGGGTTGTTCAAGGTGCTGTAGAAGGTACAGTTGGTGCTGTACAAGGCGCTATTGATGGTGCTACTGGTGGTATTGGTAAAGCTGCTAAGGGTGCAGTTGGTATGGAAGATGGTGAGCATGAAGGTGAAGATGCACCAATGAAAAATGTTACTAAGCGTAAGTTAAGCAGTGAGGAAATTCAGGCAAAGCTTGGTAAGGCACCTACTGAAGATGCAGAGATTGTAAGTGATACAGATGGTGCCGAACACGATGCTCCAGTCGAAGTTGACATGTCACAAAACCCAGATCCAGAAAGCTTGGAAGTATCTAAAGAGGTTGAAGAGCCAGCTGCATTAGCAATCGTTGCTCCTTCTATTCAACCTTCTATTGAAGGTGAGCGTGTTAATCACGAAGACGACTCTGAAGTTAAGATGGCTCTTGCTGAACTTTATAAGATTGAAAAGTATGCATACGCTCTCGGTCTTATGATGAAGGAAACAAAAGCACTTGAAGGTTGGACTGCTGCTAAAATTACAAAGGCTGCTGACTACCTTGGTTCTGTTTTCCATAAACTCGATTATGACTTCCACGCTGATGCAGAAGATCACTCTGACATCACTCCTGAAGATCACGAAGGTCATTAATATGAAAACATTTCTACAGTACATTGAAGAGAAGTCTGTTCTTGGACTTATTGAATTCTTCAACATTGAAGGCATTGGTAAAGTTGCTGCTAAATTGGACAGCGGTAATGGAGCTTACAATGTTATTCATGGTGAAGACATCCAAGAGCAAGGTGATAAAGTTTTCTTCCGTACTGTAAATGGTCGTACACTAGTCGTACCAAAGGTAGATGAGATCTCAATTAACGTAGGTGCTGGCAACATTGAGCACCGTCCTGTTATTGAACTTGACTTTACTATTGGTGAAAAGGAATATACAGGCATTAAGTTCTCTATTGGTAACAGATCATCAAATTTGTACAAGATACTTGTTGGTAAGGACTTCATTCAACAAGATCTTGATGCACTTATCGATGTTAGCCAAGAGAACATTGCTGATAAAAACGTTGAAGCGGAAGTAAAATGAAATCATTTAAGTTATTTTTTGAAAGTCAGTTTTATAATGACACTTTGCACCCAGCTTTTTGGGATGCAGCTAAGAACTTTGACCAAGACTTGAGAGAAAAGCTTCTTACCATTGCACAAGATGTATCTGAAGGTGCAGGAGTTAAGACTGATATCATTGATGACATTCAGTTAACTGGTTCAATGGCCAATTACAACTATACTGACTTCTCTGACCTTGATGTTCACATTCTTCTAGACTTTGCAAAGATCAATCATGATGAAGATCTTGTAAAGAAGGCATTAGATGGTAAAAGATTTGTTTGGAATCTTAGACATGACATTAAGATGGGTGGTCATGATGTTGAAGTTTACTTCCAAGACACAGAAGAGCCTCATAAAGCATCTGGTCTCTATAGTATTCTTAATAATGAGTGGATCAGAGAGCCAGAACATAATGAGCCTGAGGTAGATGAGAGAGATGTTGCTGCTAAAGCTGATAGACTTAAGGGTGAGATTGCTGATCTTGAAGTAGCTCTACAAACAACCCCTGTTGAAGAGCTTGATGACCTTGCTGAAGCAGCTGATGCACTTCGAGCTAAGGTTGCTAAGATGAGAAAAGACTCTCTTGAAGCTAATGGTGAGTTTGGTATTGGTAATCTCGCTTTCAAAGAACTTCGTAACAGTGAATACATGGGACGTCTTATTGATGTTGCCAATGCAATTTACGATAAAAAGTTCACCTCTGAGTAAAAATACAACTTTTTCCAACTTTCTCCCCGAAACACTTGCATTTTGGGTTTGAGAAGAATAAATGATAGTAGAGAGCGTAAATGAACCTATGTCTCTGGTCTCTATTATTCTGTAATACTATATAATCTGGTTTGTCTTTATAATTTACTAATATATCTGACGTCTTTAGGATATTCGCAGATAATAGTTAAACGTAAATAATTTAAAAAAAGTAGTTGATTACAGTAGATTGTATGCCATAATAGGTGTAAGATGAAGTTTACAAGCAATAAAGTAATTAACTTAGGTTCAGCTGCATTCCGTCAGTGGAGAAGTACTCATAGTCATTGTCAGTATATTCACGGCTATAACCTTACAGCTGATATTACATTTGAGGCTGATGAGCTTGATGAACGTAACTGGGTAGCAGACTTTGGTGGTCTCAAAGATCTTAAGAAGACTTTGGAACATACATTTGATCATAAGTTAGTTGTTGCTGCAGATGACCCTCAGCTTGATCTCCTTAAGCAGCTTGATGAAGCAGGAGTAGCTCAAGTTGTAGTACTTCAAGCTGGTGTAGGGTGTGAGAGGTTTGCTGAGTTTGTTCTTAAAACTGCTGATACTTTCATTGATGAAGCTACTGATGGTCGTGTAAGAGTTAAGTCTGTTCAAATTAATGAGCATGATAAGAACTTTGCTACTTGTCATCGTGCTGACTATGCTCTTGAAGCTCTTATAAAAGCTTCGAAGAGTGAAGATGCTCTTGAAGTAACCATTACACAAAGTGAAACTAAACCATCAGAGATTGAAGCATTTGAAACTGGTGAGAATCGTATCAATGTCATTGGCAAGAATGGTAATGATGGTGAGCATTATGATAAAGAAGGTCTTCAAGATGTTCATGGACCTATTGCTACTGAAGCAAAGGAAGAATTTAAAGGGTCCGCAGATCAAGCAGCTCCTGTTAAGCCATCTACTAAGACTAAAGGTGGTTGGTTTGAAGGTACTACTTGGGGCTAAATAAAAAATCTAACATAAAATAAAAAAATGGCTAGCACAAAACTAAAAAGAGCTTATATCAAGCTTGTTAAAAACAAAAAGGCTCGCACAAACTCCTCGAAGCAGTATTTTCAAGTATTTGCTGAAGGTGGCGAAGCATATCTATTCACAACAACCGATATGGAGAAGGCTGCTAAGAGAGCAGATAAGAATCCAGAGGATGTTTATCCGGTTCGCTTTGAAGAACCAGAACCAGAGATTGTTGTTAAAGAAGTAATCAAATATGTTGAGGTTAAAGCACCAGGCCTCTTCAAGCGTATTTGGAAAAAACTTACTGGTAAATAATTTCATCTATCTGTCTTGTTGTTTTTGTTGTGTTGTTTGTTGTAAACAATTAGACAGATAGATAACGCCTCCTTAGCTCAGTGGTAGAGCAGCTGATTTGTAATCAGCAGGTCGTCAGTTCGAATCTGACAGGAGGCTCCATTTTAAACCCTTACGTAGCCCCAGATGCGTGAGGGTTTCCTGTCTTCTCATAAGGAACTCTCATATAATTAAGTATGACTTACAAGAAAGCTGAGAAAATACCATGGCTTGATAGGAATAAGCTTAAAGCTGACATTCAAAGCCTTGCAGAAGAGATTAGATCAGGTGAAGAAGATGTTATGGAGGATTATGAGCATGCTGTTCAGCAATTTGCTGATATAACTCGTAGTCAAGCACCAGCATCTGTAACGGATCCCGTCGCTTGGGATGAATTTTGTGAGGATTGGGGTGGAGATCCAGGTGAAACCATACAATATGGTGGGAAAAGACCGATGAATTACCTAGAAATGGTTAAATGGCGACGCGGATACTGGAGATAGTAAAAGGAACTCTGTTATAATTAAAGAGAAGAAAGACAATATTATGGGATTCATTACAGAAATTAGCTCACTAGAAGAAATCGACGCATTTAAAGTTGAAAAGGAACCAGTATTTTTCAACGACAATGTTCGAGTACCGGATACATTCTCACTCCGTCGAGTAGATGATGGTCGCCATCTTGGTATCGTTGGTAAGAACTACCGACCTATTCAAATGGAAGAAATGATTGATGTTCTTGATAAGGCATCTAATCGAGTTGGAGATATTGAGCACGTTGGTTATACTACATCACGTGGAGGTCGTAAAGTCCTCATTCAATCCAAGTTGGCTGAAGATATTAACATTGAAGGAGATGTTATTGAGCCATATTTCTATACCGTTATCGATAATACCGGTATGGGATCAAACAAGACCTGTCCATCTACTAAGAGGATTTCTTGTGACAATGCTTTTCATTTGATTAGAGACGAGTCGACTGCACTAACAAGTCGTCATGCAAGTAACTTTGATGATCGTGTTAACTTAACCATTGATAGCATTGTTGGTTCTATCCGGTCTGCTCGTAGGTTCAGTGAGACAGTTGTTGATCTCAAGAGTCAAAAGTTTAGTCGTGATCAAATGGTTAAGCTTACTGAGACTCTCCTCCCAGTTAATGAGGATGAATCTACAAAGCGTGTGCTTAAGCGTGAGAAACTTGTAGAGTTGTATGAGAGTGGTCTCGGTAATGCAGGTGAAACTAAGTGGGATGCACTTAATGCCCTTACTGAGTATGAGTCTCACAATGGAAGGCAGAGTTCTTCTAAGCTTATTCGCAATCTTGTTACTGGAGGTAATCAGCTGTCACAAAGAGGCTTGAAGCTGCTTGCCGCGTAAAGGAACTACGTTATAATTTAGGTATGAATATTTTTACAACTAACGATTGCCCCGTTATCTCTGCTCAAGAGATGTGTGATAAACATGTAGTCAAGATGATTGTTGAGTATGCTCAGCTAATGTCAACTGCTCATCGTGTTCTTGACGGTGAGCAGTATGAAGGTCGTACTAAAGCTAATCGTCGTATTAGGCGTTGGCTGCACCCAGATAAGAATATGGAAGAGGTTCTTTACAAAGCTTCTCATATCAACCACCCTTCTGGTCTATGGTGTCGCACCACTACTGCTAACTATGAGTGGTTGTATAAGCATTTCTTGGCATCATGTAAAGAATATACTCTTCGTTATGGAAAGGTTCATGCTACTGAGACTAAGCTAGCTGAAGTATTCAAAACTCCGCCTAAGAACCTTCCCAAAGGTAAGCAGACAGAGTTTGCTGTAGCTATTGCTGCTAATCAGACATGTAGAAAGCTTCCTGGTTTCAATAAGCTATCTGTTGTAGATAAGTACAAGCAATATATTCGTTGCGATAAGCCTTTTGCTAAATGGACTAAAAGAGATAAGCCTAGTTGGATTTACTAGTTGATTTAACATTTTAATATACTAATATACCTTTGCGATGATATCGAAATTAATTACATTGATCACTTTGATCTTTGGACCAGCAACAAACGCACCACCTCTTGGTAGTTATGATGTACCACCTGCTACGTCAGGTAAAGGAGCTAAAGCAGTAATTCCAAAAGAGATTACTCCTAACCCTCTTGACTACCCACCAGGAATTGATCCTCCTTACTACCCACCAGTACCAACACCTCCACGTATTACAGAACTTTAAACAATTTTCGGCCCCTGACGAAGACACAAACCAAAAAACAAAAACAAACAAAAAATGAAAGTATTAAAACTACTACTAGCCGGCGCTCTTGCAGCGATTTCCTTCAACGTTCTAAATGCAGCAACTGTTCTCGTCCTTGACCAGCCGCATGTAACCTCTGACCCATCTTATGAGATGACTCTTACATTTGAAGAGACTACTCGTGCAAATGAAGTTAAGGTAACATTCAAAGCTGTTAACGTTGGTTCCCATTATGTTGATGGTGTTGCTCTTAACCTTCCAGAAGGAATTAACTACCAGCCAATTCAACTTGGTGGTGTTACTGCTGAAGAAGGTTTCTTCCAAGCACCTAACATGCTTAAGCAAAGGGACAACCTCATTGGACCTAATCAAGGTAATCAAGGCATCTTCGATATCGGAGCTGGATTTGCTACCGGTCGTAACAAGCCATCTAATGTGCTCTTCACTACTGGTGACTCTGTTTCATTCCTCGTAACCAGCACACAAGGACCTCTTAGTGTAGAAGATCTTGCTGAGACATTCGATACTCCAACTGATACTTGGGTCGCAGCTGCATCAGTTGTTACTGCTCCTGGATATTGTGCTTGGTACACCACTGATGGTGGTTCACCAGTTCCTGAGCCTTCATCTGCTCTCCTCGGACTACTTGGACTTGGGGCACTTGCTCGTCGTAAGCGATAATAATAAATAACAATAAACGAAAAGAGCCGCTACAATTGTAGCGGCTCTCTTTTTGTTTAAATCTAACCGAGTCTCTCGCAGATGTATCTTAAGATCTTACTACGAACAATCTCTGAGTTACCAAACTTGAATGTGTAGATACCTTTATCCTCACATTCATGGCTATCAAATCTATCAAAGACGTTTTTAAAACCTGATTGCTTAACATCAGATTGCTTTCCATCACCAAGTACAATGTACTTACTATTACGACCAAAGCGTGTAAGGATGGTTGTTAGCTCCCCCTTAGTAAGGTTCTGAGCTTCATCAACAATAACGCATGTATTGTTAAATGTAAGACCACGTACAAAGTTAACAGGTATAGCGTCAATCAATCCTTTAGACTTAAGCATACCACATGTACCTGGACCACATAGCTCAGTTACCTTCTCAATAAGAGGCATCATATATGGGGAGAATTTATCATCAATCTCACCTGGAAGGGAACCTAAGCTCTTGTCTGCCGACTCAACTACTGATCGGATATAAACAATCTTCTCAACATCCTCGCTTTTTAGCATTTCAAGAGCGGCATATACAGCAATATATGTCTTAGCAGTTCCAGCAAGACCATCTACAAAAGTCATTTGAGTTGTTGCCTCATGAATTGTTTCATAGAAGTCACGATGTTTTGGTTTCATATAGAAAGGCTTTCTAATTTTGAAATCCATTAACCATCCTCCATTAAAGATATCTTCACCGATTTCCGGGTCAATATCCACAGCTTGTTTCTTAGAACGTCTGCTCATCTATTAATACTTAGTCAACTTGATCGTGTAACCAAGCAACTATAAGTGACTATAGTTTGCAGATATCAGTTGAATCTACAGAATACTAGGTTATAATATAGTTGAAATGGACTTAGATAAAGAAACTTTAATCCTGTCTGACGATAAAATCTTCTATACTATTGAAGGAGAAGGTGAATTCGTTGGTCAGCGATCCCTATTTATGAGGATGGCTATGTGCAACCTAACCTGTATTGGGTTTGCATCTGAAGACTCTCCTCACGGTTGTGACTCATTTATCTCTTGGAGTGTCAAGAATAAGATGACCTTTAACGAAATCTTTCAGATGATGGAAGATAATAACTGGATTGAGAAACTTGAGAAGGGTACAATCTGGAAACTAACTGGAGGTGAGCCTCTTATTCAGCAGAAAGCTCTACTCAAGCTTGTTGAAGCCTTTATTGAAAAGTATGGCTTTACTCCTAAGATTGACTTTGAAACCAATGCTACTCTCATGCCTGACCCACGTTGGAAGGAAGAGTTTGGTGCTACCTTTACTACTTCACCTAAGCTAACTACTAATGGTGATCCTGAGTCCAAGACTTATAAGCCTGAAGTACTCAGATATCATAAAGAGATTGGTTCAGGCTTTAAGTTTGTTATCAATGACCCTGAAGCAGATATCAAAGAGATCTGGAGTAAGTATGTTGAAGATGATGAAGGTATTAATGTAAGTCGTGATCGTATTTGGTTCATGCCTGTTGCTGGTTCTCGTAAGGAGCACATTGAGAATGCTGCTGCTGTTGTAGAATATGCAAAGTCAATGCATGTTAACTTCTCAGCTCGACTTCACTTGTTAGTTTGGGATATGGCTCTCAAAGTTTAGTAACTAATAAGTTGATAAACAAATTAAACACTTTATAATATAGTTGTATGTCAGATAACAAAAGTAACTACGAATGGCTCGGTGATGATGAACTCACCGGCGAAAAAGACGATATTGCTCGTGAGCTCATGGGCAGTGAATA